GATTGCGTTGGGGCGTCAGCCAGAAACACATTATGATACTGAATCGCAGGCAATTGAACATCGTAGTAAAGTTGCTAATATAATTAAAGATATTGAACGAAAAAGCGAAGATGTTGACCCATATAATGAACAAATTGCCGAGATGGAGAATCAAGCATTACAAGAGATTAACTTTGACAAGATCAATAGGTTAACACGTACTATGGAACATCAGAAATTCTTGCTTGATATTTTAACTAGCAAAGATAGCTTTGTTCGTAAAAAGATTATTGACCAAAATCTATCATACTTGAATAGTAGGTTAACACATTACTTAGATAAGATTGGATTACCACATCAAGTAATATTTAAAAATGATTTACAAGTTGAGATTACAGAATTAGGCAGAGAACTTGACTTTGATAATTTAAGTCGTGGTGAACGCAATCGTTTGATTTTAGGATTGAGTTTTGCGTTTCGTGATGTATGGGAGAACTTGTATAGCCCAATCAATACATTGTTTATTGATGAATTGATTGATAGTGGGTTAGATACAATGGGTGTTGAAAACGCTATTGCTATTCTTAAAGACATGAGCCGTCGTAGAAAGAAATCTATTTGGCTTGTTAGTCATAGAGAAGAATTAGCCGGACGAGTTCCAAATGTATTGAAAGTTATAAAAGAAAATGGGTTTACACAATACAGTACTTCCACAGAAACATTATAATTCTGTATAAAACTTACACAAATGATAAATAAATGTATAAGTTTTATAAGGTGAATTATGTGGTTTGTTTATATTTTGTATGATACTAGAAACGGTAACCCATTTTATGTGGGCAAGGGCAATAAAAGACGATTGAAAGCGACATTGAATGTAAATGCCGGGGCTAATGCCTTGAAAAAGAAATTTTTGAAAGAAATAAGATCAGTTGGACTTGAACCTGAATTAAAAATAGTAGGAGAGCATCCTACTGAAACTGATGCGTTGAATCAAGAAAAACAATTAATTGAACAATATGGAAGAATTATAAAAGGCAATGGATTATTAACAAACTACGCTGACGGGGGAGAAAAGGGTAGCACGGGACATATATTTTCTGAAGATACAAAAAAACTTTGGTCTTCTCAACGAACCGGAGTTAAACAAACTAAAGAACATATTGAGAGTAGAGCAGATCAACTTAGAGGAAAAATTAGGTCAACCGAATCCAAAAGAAAATATGTTTTGGCTAGTATTCGTAGAACTAATCCAAAACTAAAAGTTGAGATTATAAGAGAACTAGAACAAAAAGAATATACCCGAGGAATGTATACAGAATTATCTAAAAAATTGAATTGCCATCATGAACTGATAAGTAGAATACACAATGAAATTGAACTATACAAGGAAGCATTAAATGAGTGGATCAAAAAGTAAAAATAAAGGTAACTCCTTTGAGCGTGAACTCGCAACCTTTTTGTCAACTAAGTATGGTGATTCATTTGTGAGGGCGGCGCATAGTGGTGCATATATAGGCGGTACTAATACGCACCGAAAAGAGCATCTTAGTGAAAATCAAATCAAGTCCTTTAAGGGTGATATAATCCCCCCTGATACTTGGACTAGATTTAACGCCGAAGCAAAAAGCTATGCTGATTTTCCTTTTCATCTATTGCTTACGGGGGAAAGTAAAGTAATAGATGCATGGATCGGGCAACTTATGGATGTAGCCGACCCTAATGATTTGAACATTATTTTTATGAAGTTTAATCGGAAAGGTCGTTATATTGCTGTACAAAGCAAATTAACATGGGTTGCTGATAACTTTACTTATTACACATCAAAAAAACACGGAGACTGGATGATTTTTGAATTTGATAGTTTCTTCTTACATAACACTGATTTATTAAAATCATATAGTTCAACCGACACCAAGTCAATAGAAAATAATTCCCAATTAACAATTAATATATAGTAACAATTTGCTGGCTCAGTTTGTGAGTCCTCCTTGAGTTTGTACAGATTGTGCTGTGCTGACGGATTCTGGAGTATGTATGAACAGCAATGTTCATAGAAAACCGAGAAGGCTCTCGTCAAAGCGAACCTTCAATGAGTCTATATTCAATTCTATCTTGCGGATATAGAACATGCGTTGTCGAAGGACCAATTGAAAGACATTGGCAGCTTCACTACAGTCCCAAAAACATTACAGGACAACCGGTTGCGTATAATGTCAGAAATAGGTGATTATACGGGGAATAGATGGCAAAGGTCGACGGTCGTGGCAAACACACTTTTATCCAACGGTAGTGCAAATTTGCACTACCATGGCTCTCAAATCGGCAATATATACTTTGATCCAATCAAAGTATAAACAATGAAGTACCGTAAAAACAAAGAACGAACGCAGTGAGTTCTTAGATGAACGCTAGTTCATCTGTTATTGAAAGAACCCAAAATTGATAAATGAATAATTCCGTCAATAATTAAAAGAATGGCAATTGAGTTTTCTTGGTTGTTTCTAAGTTTTCTTCTACTATCTGATTTAATGCCGTGCGTTCATCTGGACTCATATTTAATACGTCCTCATATGATACCCCACCTCGAAGATACCAAGAAAACTTTAACGCATTTTTCTTAATATCTTTGCACTCTTGTTCCATACCGTCTAGTAGCTTCTGTACCCCTTCTGGGGAAAGAGATAGAAGCCTTAACCGAAAAAATCAGTTACATTCAATGCTAGTGGTTGTTCATATTCATTGGCACAGTGAATACATTTTATTTTCTGAGGTTTAGTTGTGGAACTTTCCCGTAGAGAGCCTATGTGTTTTCTAATATTCTCAAATGTATTTTTATCACAATTTTCTAAAAATTCCACAATGTATTCTTTATTATCCACTTGTTCACCTGTAGGTATAACAATATATTCAATACTATTAGCCATCATTTCACCGTTAATTTTAGAAATTCTAAGCATTATGGTACTAGATTTTTCTTTACGTTCTTCATCATTGGTCATGATCTCTATTGCTGCAATTTCCCGTTGCATCTCAAATTGAGACAAATTACCAGTGTTGATATTTTTGTAATTCAATGGTCTAAATTTAATCTTTAAATCACCTAAGTTTAATGTACTTGCGTAATCACCTGAACTCATGCCCGATAGCAATCCAATTAAATTTACTCCGTAAGTAGCTTCTTCTTCACATGCAGGGCATGTAGATGATATTTCCAAATCATTTCCATTGGTTGCAGCACGAATAGCAATCAATACAGCATCAATATCCATACTAGGCATAGCCCATGGATCTTTGATTGCCGGCACGCAACTTTTAATAATTTCACTTATCGCAACTCCATTAAATAATGCGTCTGGAGTTTTACTAGTAATCTCATCAATTGCTGTCATTGGAAACACCGGTAATTCACCGTTGTCTGGCATTTCAATTGATCCTTCAGGATAAAAAGTACCTTTACTAGGTAAAGTAACATATAGCGCAGGTCTACGGAAATATTGTCTTAGTGGGTTGTTCATTGTGTATTCTCCAAAATTATGTATTTTATAAACAATAAATACATATACACTATTTATAAGTGTAATTTATGGATAAAATAAAATGGCAGATATAGATCCAAATCTCGCAGAAGCCTCAGCTAAATTAACTGAACTATTTAACCAGCTAGGTACTTCTATACGTACCGGTATGGATGCATCAGAATCGTCCGTTAGAGATGCTGAAAGAACACAATCATTATTGGAAACAGAACTTAAAAAGTTTGGTCTTAAAATAAAGGAACTTACTACGGATTTGGAAGATGATGATGATGAACTGAAAAAGAGAATTGCGTTACAAAAAGAAGTAAATCAAACTATTGAAAAAGGTCTTAAGGCAGAAGCTGATGCTAAAGGAGTATCAGTTGAAACACTAAAGTTACAAAAAGAACAAAACACTGCTACTGAAAAACAATTACGTAACTTACAAGATCAACGTGATGCTATAGTTGGTTTAACAAAAGAACAAAATGCTTCTATTGAAGCATATCAAAAAGAAAATAGACAAAGAGAAATTGAAGCTAACAGTACTAAGAACCAGGGTTCTAAATTTGCTGGGGCGATGTCACAAATGTCAACGGCTAGTGGGCTATTATCAACAGCCCAAGGTGTCGCAACTGAGCGATTTGGTGCTACTGCTAACGGAGCTATAAAAGTAAATCTTGCCTTTACTGCATTAAACGCTGGATTAGACTATGGGGTCATGGCATTTAATCAATGGAAAGAAGGAATAGAGAGTGCCTTTCAAGCACAAATGGCGTACAATACGCAATTAGTATTAGGTGCAGATGGGTATAAACTAGCAAATAGCCAACAGATAGCCAGAATGAGATTGGAAGCAAAGCAGATGAAAGAACAGTCTGCTTTCTATGAAAAATTAGGGTTTGGTTTAGTTACTACTACCGCTGGTCTTCTTGCAATGCGAAGTTCTGCAATAATGGCATCATTTGGTTTGAAAGCATTGGGTGGACCAGTCAGTTTGGTAATTACTGGGTTGACCGCATTAGCAGCAACACTTGGTTTGACGGCAGCCGCGGAGAAATTTTTAGGGGCCCAAGCAGAAGAAAAGGCAGCACAAGACTTAGAAAATGCCAATACGCTTAAAGATAAACTATACGACACGTATATGGATATTGGTAAAGCTGGTCTAGTTGGTTCTCAGGGTCTTACTGCACTAACTGAAAATGCACACAAAGCAGGCTTTGCAATAAAAGATATTGATAAGTTTTCATCGGTACTTAAAAATAGTCAAAAAGAAATGAGTATGTTTGCCGGTGGTGCAGCCGCAGGGGTAGATAAGTTTTCATCGGTTACTGGTGAAATGACTTCTTCTTTAGGTGGTCACTTTCGTAATTTAGGAATTTCAGTTGAAGAACAAGCAGAAAAAACAGCACAGTACATGGCTTTGCAAGCACGATTAGGGTTGCTTCAAGGAAAAACAATAACTGAGTTAGCAACTGGTGCAGGAAAGTACTTAGAAGAATTAGACAAAACTGCTACATTATTAGGCACAAGTCGCAAAGAACAAGAAGATGCCAGAAAAGCAGTAATGGCAATAGAGCAATTACGTGCTGCTCAGATGGTCGCTGAAGAAAAAGGTGACAAAGCAGAATCAGAAAGATTAGGTCGTTATGCAAAGATGGCCGAAATGTTAATATCAAAAGGATTAACACAAGAAGGTGCCGGAATTGCTAAATTAGGTGCATCAAAGGGTGCAGTCACGGATAAAGATACTGTGATAGCACGGCAAACATATAGTAATGATTTTTTAAATAAACTTGATAAGAATATAGGATCACAAACTGATCAAACTCGTCAATTAGTAAAAGAAACTAAATCAGCGGCTCTTAGAAGTGCTAGCACACTTGCTGCAACCGGTGCAGATACAGGAATGACAGGCGGAAAATACGGTGCAACTGCTGACATGGCTAGGGCAGCAGAAAATCAAGAAGCTGCTGTGCGAGAAGCAGCAGCTAAAAAGGGATTGACAGAAGGTACGCCAGAATATAACAAATTCTTTGAAGATTTCTTAGTTGAGCAGAAAAAGGCAACTGATAAAGCAACCACTGATGCTAATAAGTTAAGAGAACAGCAACAAAAAGCTGCTATTGCTGATGATAATCGTTTGATTGCATTTAGTAATACCTTCCAAGGTGCTACTACTACATTTTCAGATGCTGTTGACAAATTTGCAGGTGGAGGTGTTGGTGGTGAGCAAGGTGCAACTACCCCGGATGTAGCTGCTATTGAAGCCAGTGGTGGTTTGGCTGGACAACTAGAGGCTGATGAAAAATTAAAAAAATTACCAGAGTATGAAAGAACACTGGCAGAAATTGAAAAGTATCAAAGATTATTCAACGAGGGTGATGCTTTAAATGAAAAACAGTTAGCAGGTTTTAAAGCAAGAAGCGAAATTGCGGCTCTAGCAGTTGCTGACTATAACAAAAAGTTTGCAGCACCGGCAGCAGCACCGGCAGCAGCACCGGCAGCAGCACCGGCAGCAGCACCGGCACCGGCAGCATCAATGCAACGCATGAACCTGAGTGTTCCTAATGCCGCGGGACCGGCAGCAGCACCGGCACCGGCAGCATCAATGCAACGTATGAACCTGAGTGTTCCTAATGCCGCGGGACCGGCAGCAGCACCGGCACCGGCAGCACCAATGCAACGCATGAACCTGAGTGTTCCTAATGCCGCGGGACCGGCAGCAGCACCTCCTACATCAACAGCGTCAACTGCCGCAGGAACTATGGGTGCTTACAAATCAAGGGCAGCAGCACCTGACACTGCAAGTATGGGATCAACCGAACCTATCAGTGATGTAAGTAAGTTATTAACATTTGCAGGTAAAAGTGGCACACTAGAAACCTTTAAGGCATTGGATTCTGGGTTACAAAAAGCGGTTATAAGTGCCGCAGCAGAATATAATAAATCTACAGGACAAAAAATACAAGTAAACAGTGCTAAACGTGATTCGGCTGATCAAAAACGTTTATGGGACGAGTCGGTGAAAGCCGAACGGCCTGGTATAGGTCCATCCGGAATGGAAATTGCAAGACCGGGAACTAGTAAACATGAGAAAGGCGCTGCAATAGACATACAACAGTGGCGAGATCCTACTGCTGTGGGGTTGATGAACAAGTATGGAATGAAACAGACTAGGGGGTTCAAGGACCCAGTTCACTTTGAATTAAAAGCTAAAAAAGGTGGAATGTTTAACGGTCCTGAATCAGGATATCCTGTAGAAATGCACGGCAATGAAATTATAACACCATTGAGTCCTAATAGTATTTTAGAACAATTGGGTAAAACCCCTGCTACAACTGAAATAGCAGGATCATCGTCATCATCTACTACTAACACAATCAAAGAAATTTATTCAATGAATGCAGAAATTATGGAAATGCTTGCAGGTAAATTGGATGATATGATTGATAGATTAGATAGGGGAAATACTTACTCTGACAAATTAGTAAAAGCTATGGCTTAATACTAAATACTAGATAATATTATGACCTACAAAAAACGTTTTACGAATAAAAGTGGTATCTCTAGTCCAATCGGTGGCGGAAATAGCAATGCCGGCGCCTGGAACAGTAGCCCAGGACAAAATGGTTCATCAACCGGCGGTTGGAATAACCATGAAATGGGCTATAAAAACTACATGAGTAGACTTCCAGAAGTCTATACTGGTCATCCAAATCGTATTGAACGATATAATCAATATGAAATGATGGACGTTGATGCTGAAATTAACGCATGTTTAGATATCATTTCAGAGTTCAGTACACAGAAAAACGAACATAACGATACACCATTCAATTTAGCATTTACTGAAGATCCTACTCCACATGAAGTAGAATTGCTAAAGACACAATTACAACAATGGTGTAAACTAAACGAATTTGGAACAAGAACATTCAAAATCTTCCGCAATACAATCAAGTACGGTGATCAAGTATTTGTAAGAGATCCAGAAAACTTCAAACTATTCTGGATTGATAACACAAAAGTTATTAAAGTTATTGTTAACGAAAGTGAAGGTAAGAAGCCTGAACAATATGTTATCAAAGACATTAACATTAACTTACAGAATCTTACAGTAGCACAGAAAACTAATTCAGACTTTGCCGCTAATCCAGCAACTGGTATGGGCGGCACTGGTGGTGGCGGGGCAGGAGGTGGTTACACAGTTCCAGCTATGCCTTATAATACTACTGGTAGTCGTTTTACATTAGGACAAAGTGAATCAGCTATTGACGCTAAACACATTGTTCATTTAAGTTTAACTGAAGGATTAGATAGATTCTGGCCCTTTGGTCAATCAATACTAGAGAACATTTTTAAAGTTTATAAGCAAAAAGAATTGCTAGAAGATGCTGTTCTTATCTATCGTGTACAACGTGCTCCGGAACGTAGAATGTTTAAGATTGACGTTGGTAATATGCCAAGTCACTTGGCTATGGCTTTTGTTGAACGTATTAAAAATGAGATACATCAAAGACGTATTCCATCAGTTCACGGTGGTTCAGCTATTG